CACCAACCGATTCGTTTTTGAATAATTGGAAAAAAATTGGTCTTTGGCGCGCTGTGACTATTGCATTGCGACAAAAAATACCAGCTGAATTATTTTGCTGTTCAACCCAGGAACATGACATTGGTAATATGGTACTCAGCGACAACCATGTTCTGAATGCCATTACTGGCAATTCGCATTGACAATTAAACTACGCCAATGGGCGTCGGTGGATGTATAATGGTCGCATCCACAAGTCTTGTCTAACATTAGACCATTTTGTGGGGTTAAGTGGTGTTCTCGATCCTCGTGATGACTGGTTTGTCCAAGCACCGCGTTACCCATCATTAGCTTACCTTGATTCAATCAGGTGTAACAAGACAGAGAAATTGGCTCTAACACAAATTATGCCACGTCTTGATACTGCGAACAAACTTATATATTATGATAGTTGCAAGGCTAATTTATATGCTGCTATACGGCGACAATGCACTGCAGTCCCTGACCCAGATGATCAATTTATGGATTCATTACAAGGGTATTTCGATAAAACCATTATGCCAGAAATTGTTGATATATTACGTGATTTTCATTACAGTCCTGATGTCTGGTATAACCACCTTGATGCCGGGCAACAATTAGAAGTTGACCGTGTTGACATGAGTAACATTAACACTCGACATGCCAACATTTTTTGTAAATGTGAGAAACAAGAGGTCGTCAATGGCGATTTGCCAAAAAATCGGACCATCAGCGCAATGTGTGTCCAACATAAAGTCGTCATGGGTCCCGTCATCTATGCCCTTGAACAATATTTCAAAAAATTTAAAGGTTATTGCGGTGGTAAGACTTGGCAACAACTTGGTTTAGTCTATGCTGAATGGTTAGCACTGAACTTCACCAAGTTTGTGCAATCTGATTTATCCGGTATGGATCGCTCTGTTAAGCGCAGACTTCTTGGCCTTATCGAACAAGTCTATGATCATATCACACCTTTAATTAACCATGTTGACAATGACACCTGGTTACGTCATGCCTTTGTCAATCGCACCAAAATTTTTGCAAATTATTTTCAAGACAATGTTATGGAAAGTTTGGGTCATTGTGTGGTGACTGACAAAGTGTTTTCTGGCGAGAGTAGC